TGCGACGTGTCTTGATTTCCGCTACGTCGTTTTGAAGTTCCAACCATTTGGCCCGCTTCTCCCGATACCGCCGAATCCACAAGATCAGTCCGAGGATTCCGGACACGACGAACAGGACGCCAGCGCTACCCACCATCGACAATTGCAGCCACATCGGGTCAGCGGCGGTCATTGGTTGGCCGTGTCCTGCGCGTACATCGCGTCAGTCGCTAGCGTGTGGACGGGTCGGCCCGGTCCCGACACGCCACGGCCAGTGCCTCACTGAACACGGCGACGTCAGTCAGTCGCCAATTCACAGATTCAGGCGTGGACCACCACCGAACATTCACGCCATTACCCGTCCGGGTCGGCGGGGCCGCTACCCACTCGCCGGGGGCAACGTTGGCCACTTCGCCAGGCGCAATGTCGAGGTCGTCAAATTGGGTCGGTCCCGGCTGGACGAGGAAGTACGCCCGACCCTCGTCCGGCCGGTACATGACCGGCCCGGCGTTGTTAAGGAACGTCGTTGTTGCAAGCACATCTTGTGCCAGCTCGAACGCGACCGATACGAGGTTGAACGCCCCACCGGTTAGCAACAGGACGGACGGCGCAAGGCGGGTGTCTGCGCTCCACCACCGAGCCACCGTGCCAACGTCCGAACTCGCAAGGTTTCGCGCCACCCACGGACGCAAGCCGTCCGTAACCTTGAGCGTCGCCGGTACTACGTAACGACGACCGTTCCAAGTGGAGCCGGGTAGAACTGGCCAGCCGTGCGCCGCGTACAGAACGGCGGCCTTCTCCTGCTCACTCCGTTTGTCCGTGGTCCGGCCGATCAGCCCGCCGTTTTCAACCGCCGTCGCGCTCATGGTTAAGCCCTTTCGCTCGGTCGTGGGTGGCTGGTGACCAGCCCCAAGGGGAAGACACGTAAGAAACCGTGCCAGGGCTGGTCACCAGCCCGGCCTAAGACCGAGCGGCGGGGGATCTCGCGTCGGTATCAGGCCCTCAGCCGCACCACTGCGACTAGAACCAATCTCCTACAAACGCGAAAGGATGGGCGAGAGGTAAACGGGATAGTCAAACGGGATGGCTCACCGATAAGCGCCGCAGTGATCCGGGGACGCTATAGGCTCGGCATATCAGGCGGAACGTAGCTCCGTGATGCGCTCGGCAAGCTCGCGCGCTTCCCCGCTACTCGGATGAAGGTTCGCGGCCTGCCGTACCCATGTAAGGCGATCCATGAGCCGCGACGACCGCACGCTGTCGAGTCGCGGAAGAACGTCGGAAGCGGCACGAACCCCTTCCGTGATGTTGCCCGCGCGTAGGTTGTTCGCCGCTATGGCGATTAGGTCGGATGCACGGGAACGGGCGTCCGACTCGTCGCGCATCTCAAAGGAACGTGAGGCGTGCTGTATTCCGAGGTCGGAAAATGACCTGTCATGAGCCGATAGCGCGGTGTAAGTCATTCCCGAGATACCTTCAATCTCGGCGTCGTCCATGAAGTCGAGCCATGCGGGCGTTTCCCGGCCGCTATCACGGGCAAGTTCGTCAGACGCTCGCGTAAGCAGACTTGTTGCGTGCTCGGCATTGCCCATTTCGGCGTGAGCCCACGCGGTATTCAGGCACAACAAGGATACCGCCCGTGGGGAGTTGGCATCTTGCGCCGACATCTGGCCGAGCTGGAAAATCTTTAGAGCACTCTCCGGTTCTTTCTGGTGAAGGTAGACGCGGCCCATCTGGAATAGAACCTTCGCTGCCAATGCGGGTTGTTGATTCTCTTTTGCGAGCACAAGAGCGTTCGCAAAATGCCTATTAGCCTGGTCATACCCTCCGAGGTCGAATGACGCCCATCCCGCTAGGGAATGCAGGTCGGCAATTGCGCTACGCAAGCGGCCCCGTACGTCATCGGCGGCCGGGGAATCCAGCATTCCCGTTGCCCATTGAAGGTGACCGACCACGGCTGATTTGACCGCGCCCCCGCCGAATTGGTCATCTTGCGCACGGAAGAACTGAACTATCGTTTCAAGGTTGCTCACGTCGGCGTGCCCGATCCGGCCAGGCATCGGGGTTGCCTCATGAAAAACCCGGATGCTGTCCAGCTCAGCGCCGCTGAGACCCACTACGGCCGCCTTGGCGACCAGGCCGATAAAGCCCCTGCGTTCCACGTCGGAACCTCCTTCCGTCTGTCCCGCACAGGAAGCCATACGAGGGCTGTCGTACGCCAGTCCCATGAGCCCACGGGGGACGCCGAGCCCGTCAGCGATGCGGGACAGCACCTCGTACGCCATCACCTGACGGCCGCGCATGATCTCCGAGACTTCCGGCTGCGATTGCCCGGTGAGCGCCGCTATGCGCCGTTGGGAGACGCCATGCCGCTTGAGCTGCCGGTATACGGTCCCGACGTCGCGGACGCGCAGCGCCGCGCGGGTCTCCGGTTCCTGCCACACCGAAGGATCAATGATCATTCGGGGGTCGTCCCCGGCCGTGTTCATGTGGGCTCCTTCACGCGCGATTGCTGCCCACGGTAGCTGATAGTGAACCCGGTGTGGCGACTATCAGGCAGGGGTGATATGCGAAGCAGATCACCTAGGCATGTCGGTTTTCGCCACACGGCCCCGTCTGGCCGCCGCCCTCTAGTCCGTTTGGGTGGTGAGCTGTCACGGTGCGTGTTCGATTTACCGGGACAAGCCGCGCCGCCTGTCCGGTACCCCTCGTGGCGTCACTTGCTCACTTGCTCACTTGCTCGGTCCTAGGGTGATCAGGGCGAATCGTGAGCAAGTGAGCAAGTCGGCGGGTTTCTGGCGGGCGTCAAGCTGAGCGCCGTCGTACGCTTTGGGTGACTCCCGATCGGCCGTGACCGGCACGGCGCGTGATCGCCCGTCGCTTACCCCTTTCCTCTGACCTCGTGGAGAGCTGGCGTGAGCGATTACCTGTCGTGCGTGCTGACCGATCGGCACGGTTCGGAGATGTCCCCGCTTCCCGGTTTGGCCGTGTGTGGCCGTTGCCGGGCCTATCTTGTTCGGCTCATTGACGAGATTCAGTCCGCGTGGCCTATCGTCGGAATGCGTGTCCAGCCGATGCGCCGGGAACGGCTGGAGTACCGCCGTATGCCCTTTGGGCCGTCGTCCCCGGCGAACGACTACGTGTTGTCCCTGTTGGACCCGCGCACGAGCATTCCGACCGACGACGGCCGGGAACCCCTGTCGATCCCGTCCGTGATCGCGGGATGGGTAAACACGATCAAGGCCGAGCGCGGCACCGCGACGGACGGGCGTCGGCCGAGTGTGGCGGCCGGGCTGGCGTACCTGGCCGTGCACGTGGACCACATCGCCGGGGCCGGGTGGGTCGTGGACGCCGTGGACGAGCTGGCCGCCGTGGCGCGGCACTGCCGGGGCCTGGCCGGTGACCGGCCGCCCGTGACGGTGCGGGCCTGCCCCGGTGTGGACGGTCAGCCGTGCCCCGGCCAGCTCAAGCCCGACGAGTCCGGCCGGGCGCTGGTGTGCACCCGCTGTGACTCGGCGTGGCCGTGCTCGGAATGGCTCGACCTGGCCGAGCCTGACCGGGGGCCGATCCTGGCCAGCGTGTCCGAGTTGGCCGCGTTCCTCTCGGTTCCCGAGGGCACTATCAGGTATTGGGCCAGTGTCGAGGAATGGCCGCGCTATGGCCCGCGTAATGCGCGTCGGTACGCCATTTCCGACGCTATGCGGACTCATGCGGCCCGTAGTGTCCGACTTGTTTCCTAGCCCTTGCGGCCCTGACCAGCGGCCAACTAACTTCCGTTCACAGTGGGTTTCTCGTGCCCACGCTGACGATCGCGGGTAGCGATCCATTCGGCCCCGTTTCCGAGCCCTCACCGGTTCCGGGAACGGGGCCGACTCATGTCCGGGAGGAATGGCGCGCGATGACCTATCCCGACACCAGCGACGGCCAGACAATCCACGGGCAACCGTGGTACGTCGGGACCGACTCGGCCACGGACACCGTTGTGGAGCAATGCCGGGCCACGTACGCCCGCGCACTGGACTACTGGGGAACGCGGCTCGTGATTCAACACGGCGCGTTGCGGTACTCCGACATTCGCGTGTGGGACCGGGAACCGACCGCCGAGGAAACCGCCGAGCGCGACGCGGGCCGGGTGGTCGTCGGGTCGATCGTGGCGCACTGGCCATCCGGTGCCGCACCACGAGACGAGCTGTACGGCCCGTGAGAACGGGGGTAGGCCGTGGCGTGGACGAACTCGCACCGCGCCGCCGAGCTGCCCGCCGACTGGCCCCGCGTCCGCCGCGCCATCCTCGCCCGTGACCCGGTGTGCCGAGCCTGCCGGACAGTGCCGTCCGCCGAGGTCGACCACATACGCCCCGGCAACGATCACCGACCGCAGAACCTGCAAGGACTGTGCACCCCGTGCCACGCCGTCAAGACGGCCCGTGAAGCCGCCGAGGGCCGCCGCGCCTACTGGTCGACTCGGCAACGCCGACGCCCCGCCGAGCGCCACCCCGGAGCCACATAAGGCGGCCCCGGCCTGCCAGGGGGGAGAGGCAGACCGGGGCCTGTGTGGCGGTTCCGGGGGGAGGAACAACGCCACGGGGAAAACGGTAGCCGGATCGGCCGCCGTCGTGCTGGGTGGCGGCCCCGACTCTGCGGATAAGGGGTTGTCCAGGGCGCGGGGCCGCCGTGATCCACGGTGCACCACGCCGAGCCGCCGCGCCGGGCGTTTGTCCCTTGCTGTCCCACACTGGCCCGTTCTGGCACACCAGGGGCCGGACGTGTACGTGATCGGGTTGACGTACGTACGCAACCTGAGATCCGACGTCGAGCCGACCGAGGGGGAGCGACCATGCCCGCGCCTGAGAACACGCAGTGCCCGGCGTGCGGTTACGTCGGCCTGAACCTGGTCACCCGGTGGGGTGTGCTCGGCCCGGCCCACGTCGCCGGGGTGATGACCAAGGTGAGCGCCCGGCCGTACCGGGCGTGGGAGTGCCCGGCCTGTGCGGCGCATGGTCCCGCCGAGTACAACGAGCGTCCGGCCGAGCCTGACCCCGAACACGCCAAGGGCCGGGACGCTTGAACGTCCCGGCCTTGATCGGCCGTGTTGGCTGGTGTCAGCGGTAGCGGGTGACCGTCTTCCGGCGCGGGCCGACCTTGTGCCACAGGGTGAGCGGGAGCCACACGAACAGGCCCCACGCGCCGCCCGTGACGATGGTCAGCACGAGGTGTAGGCCGTGGCTCGTGCGCTTGCGTTCCTTGCGAATCGCCTTGCGCGGCATCGGGTTGGTGGCGTTCATCGGTGATCCCCTCACTTGCCGGTCGTGCGGTTGACCCGGCAGAAGTCGCAGACACCGAACACGTGCACGGCGCGGCACGAGTTGTGCACCCGTGGCGACGGGCACCGTTCGACGTGGCCGCACTCGGCGTGCCGGTGGTAGTGCTCGGCCGCGTACCGGCCGTCATCGGCGGGCACCTGGTCCAGCACGGGCAACAGGGGGCCGTCGTCGGTGTTGAGCACGTCGGCGCGCACCACCCACGAGGGGTGTACGTCTTCCACGAGTTCGTCCGTGACCGTGTGCACCGTCAGCAGCGAACCGAGACGGATCACCATTCCGTCCACTGGCCCATGCGGAGTGTTGGCCAGCACCGCCAACGACTGAACACCTGTTGCCTTCACTCCCCGATACGCGGCGCGCAGCAGCGCAATAGTGAAACGCATGGTTTGTTTTCCCTTTCAGGGCTTGACTTCCGGGGCTGAATGGCCCCGCTGAAACCACAGTGGGGGGATTCCCCTCCCCCCGTCAACCGCCCTATCGGTTCGTCATAGCACCTGGCATCGCGCCGGGGTTTAGGGGTTCGTGAATGGCCCGATGCGGCCATTTCGCGTGCCCGGAATTGGAGTGTCCGACGTGTCTTCCCGTTCTGGCGTCATCGCGCGCCGACCGCTCGTCACCACGGCGACGCTGGCCGCGTTCGTCGCGGCCGTGCTGTCCCTGCTGACCGCGTTCGGCGTGCCGCTGTCCGATGCGCAACAGGCGGCCGTGTCCGGCCTGGCCGCCGTCCTGGCCCCGCTCGTCGTCGCGCTCGTCGGGCACCGCCTGGTGACGCCCACGGCGGACCCGCGCGACCGTGACGGCCGCCAGCTCGTCCCCGCCGCCGAGTCCGCCGAGCTGGCCGAGTCCGGCCCGGCCGAGTGGCCGGGCGTGCCGGAACCGAGGTGGCCGAGTGAGTAAGCACCCGGCCGAGCTGCCGCGCCGGTTCCACCTGTTCCGAGAGATCGACTACACGGGGGCCAGCGGTACCGGGATCGTCGCGGACGGGTGCCAGTTCCCGGACGGCGTGACCGTTGTCCGCTGGCGTGGTGTCCACGCTTCCACCGTCGTATGGGCGGACCTGGCCGACGCCGTGGCGATCCACGGTCACGACGGCGCGACCCGCGTTGTGTGGCTGGACGAGTAGCCCGCCCCCGTTCCCGTATCCGAAGGGTGGTGGCCCGTGGGTGTCCGTGGTCCCGTTCCTAAGCGGACGGATGAACTCATGGGCCATTGGTCCAAGGACAAGAAAGACGGCGCGGACAAACCGGAGATGCGCGGCCCGGTGAAGGTGCCGCCGCTCGGTATCGCCGGGGCGCACCCGGTGGCGCGGGCCTGGTATCGGTCGCTGGCCGAGTCGGGCCAGTCGCGCTATTACGAGCCGTCCGATTGGCAGATGGCCCGCATTGTCGCGGCTCAGCTTTCCGACTATCTGTCGTCGGGGAAGTTGAGTGCGAACATGCTTGCCGCGTTCAATGACGCTTTCGACCGGCTGTTGGTGACCGAGGGTTCGCGTCGTCGTCTGCGGATCGAGGTTCAGCGGATCGACGGCCAGGCCGACGACGAGCCGGGCGAGTCCCCGACCGTGCGGAAACTCGCGGATTACCGTCATGCGCTGGATAGCGGATGACGGCGCGGTCTGTACCGGCCCCCGTGGCATTCCCGCCCGCACGCTCGGTTGGGCTGTTCTCGGCTGGATTCTCGACACACTGAGCCAGCCGGACGGCCCCGACGCCGGGGAACCGTTCACGCCGACGAACGAACAGGCCCGGTTCATCCTCTGGTTCTACGCCGTGGACGAATCGGGCCGGTTCCTGTTCCGCCGCGCTGTCCTGCGCCGGGCTAAAGGGTGGGGTAAAGACCCCCTAGCAGCCGCGTTGTGCGCCGTGGAATTGCTCGGCCCGTGCCGGTTCGGCGGGTGGGATTCGGACGGGAACCCGATTGTGGTTCCGGCGTCCGCGCCGTGGATTCAGACGGCGGCCGTGAGCCGGGAACAGACCCGAAACACCATGACCCTGTTCCCCGGCCTGTTCCCCGCGACGGTCATTCGCGGGTATGGGCTGCACATCGGGAAAGAGATCATCTACAACGCGACGGGCGGCCGGATCGAGGCCGTGACGTCCAGTCCGCGCGCGTTGGAAGGCGCACGGCCCACGCTGGTTGTGGCCAATGAGACCCACCATTGGGTCCGCAACAACGGCGGAACCGAGATGGCGTCCGCGATTCGGCGGAACCTGGCCAAGAACCGCAACGGTCAGGCCCGGCTACTGGAGATCACGAACGCTCATATGCCGGGTGAGGAATCGGTGGCCGAGCAGTCCTACGAGGCGTGGCAGGCCGTGGAGTCCGGCAAGAGCAAATCAACCGGTTTGCTGTACGACTCGCGGGAAGCGCCCCCGGAAACCATTCTGTCGGATCGTGAATCCCTGCGCCGCGGCCTGATTTCCGCGCGGGGTGATTCGCATTGGTTGGACGTCGAACGGCTGATAGAGGAAATCTACGACCCGTCAACGCCGGCCAGCGTTTCCCGCCGTTTCTACTTGAATCAGGTAGTCGCGGCCGAAGATGCGTGGACGACCCCGCATGAATGGGATTCGTGCGCGGTCGGGGACGGCCTGGCCGAGGGTGACCTAATCGCCCTTGGTTTCGACGGATCGAAGAATGACGACGCAACGGCGTTGATCGCGTGCCGGATAGATGACGGGCTCGTGGTGCCGCTCGGTATCTGGGAACCGCCGGACGGACCGGACGCGCTGGGCTGGGAAGTGCCGCGCGATGCCGTGGCCGGGCTGGTCGACAACACGTTTACCCGCTACGGCGTGGTGGCGTTCTACGCCGACGTGGCGCACTGGGAATCCTACGTGGACGCCTGGTCCGTCGAGTACGGCCCGGACCTGTCGGTGAAAGCCACCACCCGGTCCGCCGTGGCGTGGGATATGCGCGCACGCCAGCAGCTCTACACGCGCGCCACGGAAGCGTTCGGGCAGGCCATCGAATCCGGCACGGCCCGACATAACGGTGACCTCGTGCTCAGGCGACACGTGTTGAACGCGCGCCGCCGCCCGAATCGGTGGGGAATCACGTTCGGGAAAGAGCACCGCGAATCAGCCCGGAAGGTCGACGCCCTGGCCGCCGCCGTCTTGGCGCGGATGGCTCGACAGGACTACCTGACGGTGGGCAAACGTGCACCGGAAAGCGGGGTGATGGTGCTGTGACCACGGCCCTTTCCCCGCTCGTCACGGACTGGCCGACGCTGGCCGATCTCGACTCCGACACCGCGCGCACGTTCTCCATTCTGACAACGCGGCTGAACGAGCAAGTCCCGGAACTGGATTGGCTGGACGCCTACTACCACGGTGTGCAGCGATTGGCCGCGCTCGGTATGGCGGTACCCCCGGAAATGGAACGTCTGTCGACGGTCGTCAACTGGCCGCGCCTTGTGGTCGATTCGATCGAGGAACGGCTAGATATCGAGGGGTTCCGCTATCCCGGCCAGGCGGCCGGGGATGAACGCTTGTGGCGGATTTGGCAGGCGAACGACCTTGACGAAAACTCGCAACTCGCGCATATCGACGCCCTGACCTACGGCCGCGTGTTCGTGCTCGTTCAACCCCCCATGCTCGGTGACGACATTCCGGTGATCACGGTCGAGTCGGCGCGGAACATGGCCGTGGAACTGGACCCGATCAGCCGCGTTGTCCGCGCCGCGCTGAAAGTGTGGACCGACCGCGCCGGAACCCACGCGACCCTATGGACGCCCGGCCGCGTGCTGGCGTTCGACAAACGCGCGGGCGGCTGGACCATCACGGCCGACGAGGACGGGCCGCCATTCGTTCCGGTCGTGCCGCTGTGCAATCGGTCCCGTGTCGCGGACAGCGACGGGGAAACCGAGATGGCCGACGTCATCCCGTTGACCGACGCCGTGTGCCGGTCCA